TCATTTGTTCCTTCAAGTCCATAGTTCCTTTCCTTAGTATTTTTGTTTAGATGGAATGACGCCTCTTACGCCACCTTTCGGATCTTCCATGTCTCCATCACGACGGAAGATTAAATGTACATGTGGGTACATAACTGTTTGTCCTGCACTTACACCTATATTTAGACCAATATTATAACCTGTTACATTATTCTTGGTTGTTGTAACATTATCATTGCCCATTGACATAGCAAACTTAAAACATTTTTCTACACAATCCATAACATTTACTTTGGGTACTACTAACAAATGTCCTTCAGTTACAGGATACTTGTCTTCGTATACTACAAAGTCTCTAGTATCTAAGTATACGTTATCCCATGGTGCTCTGCCTTCTTGCTGAGCTTGTTCTAATGTATCAAGCGTCATACTTACCTACTATTTCCCAAGGGTAAACTAACCAAACATCTTCTTCTGCTTTGTTAACTTCGTGTGCTGAATAATTAACACCTTCGAACTCACTTGCAAGGTTTTCAGTTAGTGTAGCAAATCTTACATTTTTATTCCATACAGTACCCCAAGTGCTTTCATTGGGTAAACAACTAGCTGGCCAATCTTTTTTGATCCAATTAAGTGTTGCACCTGTATCGTTAATATCGTCTACAATTAAAATATTTTTACGTCTGTTAACGTCCCAACGACTTTTAGTTACAGCACGTTCTTCTTCTGGTACGTAACCAAATGCATCTTCAGCCATCCAAGAATTAGATTCACAATCTGTTTCGTCATCACGTAAACTTACTTTTAATGCTTCGCAACGAACTCCTAACATATGCGATAATATTGTAGCAGGAACATTACCACCTCGTGTAATACCTATAATATAGTCAGGCTTCCAGTTGTCTTTTTGCATCTGCATTGCAATATCAATACACATTTTTTCAATGTGTCCCCAAGTGTAATAATGTTTGTTCATTTATTATTCCTTTTGTATTCGTCGAGAAGTGCGTCTCCACTAAGTTCCTTACCAAAGATTCGTACAGTGTTATCTTTTAGTGTGCGTCTTATTACACCATTGTTATATTCAACATCCATTACCATACCCATGTCGGTATCTTCAGGATTAGTGTCATACCACATACTTTTTAAACTATGAAAGTGTAAACTTTTTACACCCTTTGCCCATGTCTCTGCTTCTAACAAATCTCGTTGCCTTTCTACTACGTCATTATACTGACTCATAAATTACTCCTTAGCGAGGTAGTCTACGCTATTTTGCCATCTATAACCAATGCCTTGTACAAAAGGTACAAAGCCCCATTCTTTTGCTTTTTTGCCCATATAGAATAAACTCCAACATGGTATTTCATTACCGTCTTTGTCTTTTTCTAAAGTCAAAAAATGTAAGTCATTTGACTTACGAAATCTAAAGTGTCCTGGCCCACGCCAGATACCACGTGATCCTACTATGTTACCTTCTTTACTAACAATAGGAACATTCTCCCAATAACCACCTTTAAGTATAAGTGTTGCGTAACTCCAAGGATGGTCATGTAATGTTGCTTCGTCACTTTTTAAAACTTTGTGCAAAGTGACATTGAACGGAAAGTTCTTTCTGTCCTTTAGGAACAAGTACCAACGAACCAAGTAAGGCTCGTTACTATCTCTATCTTTAATTACACGTTTACGACCTTTTAAAAAACCAAACATTATGCTGAGTCCTTTAGAGTTTCGAACGTTTCGATCTTTGCTAGTTCACGTTCATATGCTTCTGCGGCACGTTTTAAGCCTTTGTACTTTTCTTCTTTTTCAAGATCTCTACTAACTACACCTAGTACAAGTTGCAAATCTTTAATAGATTGCATAACGTCTACGCCATCTACTTCTAGTTTACCTTCAACAGAAAGACCGTATTTTCCGTCCAAAGCATCTGTAAATGTAAAAGTATCATTAGTATATATAGATGAAGGACTAGTAGTAAAACTATCGTCCCAATTACTAGTATCTATTGTAATAGTATCATCACTACTGTAATTATACGTATAAGTATTATCGCTCATCTTTAAGCCTTTCATATAATGCACTACCACTAAAAAAGTCTTTGTTAAGTATCTTACGTTGTTTTTCCAAACTAACCAAATAGTCGGAATAATTTTCCATGTAGTCGCGTATCTTTGTAACAACTTCGCCTCTATGCTTTCTATATGCTGTATAGTCTTCAGTCCATTTGCTAGGATATAAAAACTCTTGCACGGACATTTCACTATAGCTCAGTCTATCTGGTACCATAGGAATAGCATCAACTAATGCACCTTCGTACCAACTAATACCTAGTGTTTCTTGTAGGTTAGCACTAAACACAAGTTTAGCTTCGCCTAACAAGTTATGATATTCATTCTTTGTAAGATCACGTTCTTGACATACAACAAACTCGTATTCGGGTAGTTGTTGTGCTAAGTCGTGAAATATATCAACTTGTTTTTCAGGAGCAACTCTGTGTGGGAAAAGTATAAGGTTACGTTTTTCCATACCTTTATAACTATCCAAACTATTCTTTAGATACTCCATAGGCCAGCCTACTCGATGTATTTTATCATTGTCAATTTGATAATCTTCACCTAGTGTATCTGTAAACATATCAATATGAAAGTCAGTTGCAAAGAAGTTATCATCATAACATTCAAACATTGACATTTCAGCATGTCTTACCCAAGGCTTATCTCCTATAAGTCTACCTAGGAAATCTTGAGGATCATAAGACCCTGCATGCCACAAACCGCCAATACAAACATCAACGCCTAGTAGTTCTGCCATGTAACGAAGTTGTATAACAGTAGGGTTCCAAGCGTCAGTGTATAAGAAGTAATCACCATCTTTAACAGCACCATTACAAAACATTTCTCCTATTTGCTCGAGCTGTTTTGACTTGTATACATTAGTACCGCCGAAGTTGAGGAACGCCCCAGGCGTAGTTGCCTGAGGTGTATCCCCGCCACTAATAACATTTATCTTTTCATTTGTAGACTTCAACAGTTGACGTGGAAGATAATCTTTCCACTGCTTAGTATAGCGTGTGTCTACGGCTTCAATATCTACAATATGAATAGTCATTAGTTTCTCCGTTTGTGATTAAAGTTCTTACCTGAAGAGCGGTTCTTTGCCTTAAGGTGGTTAACATGACGCTGATATGAGCGCCACACATAAGATCGTTCGTTATACAAATCTTTCTCATTGTATACGAACGCCACGTTTTTAGCATCGCCAACGTAGCGACAGAAGTCTTTAAAATTTTCCAAGTCTCGGAAAATTTTGTCGTAAGCGGGCTTATTAAACTTGATTGCCATTTTTTAATATCCTCTATTAATAGCACTTTAATTTTTAGGGTTTGGGTAATAAATTACACAGCCGTTTTCGTTGTCTTCAGCGACACTAATCTCTACAAATCGGCCGGGGAACTTTGTAGAAATTTCTTTATATAAATCATCTGCGATCATCTCACAAGACTTATAATCTAGAACGAGCACTTCACCGTCGGAAGAAGCACTATAGAGTCTTTCCATCCATCTTTTGAATTGGATGAACTCGATGTCTCTATCGTTGTGGAACACTTCGATACGCACCCTGAAGTGGAAAATATGACGATGAGGCACAGCAAGAAACGACACATCGTCCCAATCGCCTGTTGCAAGTTTTGGATCACTATCTGCTCCTGGATACTTATGGATGCCTTCTTTAGTAAAAGTTACCCATATACTTCTAGTAGCATTATTTATTGGATCATTCATCTTTTTATTTTCCTCTCTTGTTCTGCGTAGCATGTAATCGTAATAACGTTCTTGCATTGTTATAGTATACTTTCATTACAATGGTTTGTCAAGCGAATATTTTGTCCAATCCGTAAACTTTTCGCTATCCATTAAATCGTGGAGTCTATGACACCACACACCTGGATTGGTTGCTTTAAAATCTTTGTCATCGATTTTAATCATTGTATTGTAATTCCACTGTTTAACATAAGGAACTACTACACGTATTTGTGGAATAAAGTAATCTGTTTCAACAAGGCCGCCATCTAAGAACCATTCCATATTAATTGTACTTGGTATGTCCAAACTACATAATATTTCCTGATCAGTAAATGCACGTATCATTAGATCCCAGTCTTCAAAGTCATCTGAAGTTACAGGATTATAACTATGATTAGCACCAAAGAAGATATGTTCACACTGTTCATCTGTATAGTGTTTCATTATTGTATTATAGTCTTGTTTGCCTGTAACAAACAATGTTTTCATTCCTAATGCAGGAGTCTTTTCAACTTCTACACCTGTAAAGAATGTAATACTATCTGCTATGCCTGTATCATAATCTCTTTTCATATTGTTTTTAACCTTGTTTCTAATCTGTGGATTTCGTCTTTATACCAAAGTTTTTTTGTTTTAAGCCTGTTAATAGAACTATCACTTGCAAAAGTATTATACATTAATTTTATTTCTTCGTCAAGTTTTCTATGCTTCTTATATAGCTCTTGTAAATAGCCTGCAATTTTATTGTGTTCATCTGTGAAGTTGCTCATCCTCAAGATCCTCTAATTTCGTTTCATCTAGATCTTCTTCGTCTGTAATTACAGGTTCACCTACTTCTTCAAATAAGTTTCCAAAGTATGTACTACTGTTTACAGTCTTTTTACCAATCGCTCCTCTTGTACCAGGTATGGTCATCCAAAAGCGACTATAGTGTTCAATTATTGCGTTGGCTTCTTCTCTGCCGTTAGCCGCAAATATTGCTTCCACAACGTCTCTAAATAAAATCCTGTCAAATTGTTCTTGTACAAGCATCTTAGGAAGTATGCCTGCATCGTATTGTCTGTTTGCTTCTTGTACAGCATTAATATGACTCCATACATTATGACCCATTTGGATAGCATATGAAAAACTATCCCATGACGTCTTTCCTTCTTTACCAATCTTGTTTAACATTCCTGGTGCATAATGACATACATCATTTACTTTAAGGTCTTTTGTAATTGGACTATTAGTAAAGTTTTTAAATATGTTATCTTGTAGTACAGCGTCTTTAAACAGTCTAGTATCTGCAGCATACTTTTTATCATCAATACTAGGAACCATTCTATAGACCCATTTAGATCTATCTTCAGTTTCAGTTTGAATATAAATTTGTCCGTTTGCTGTTGCTAAGAAAGGTGAAGCACAATCAAATGTAATCATAAAGTTTGGGTTATGATACTTACGAACAGCTCTTTGTATGTCTGTTAGTAACGTAGCCCATTCTAGTTTAGATGTGCCTAAGAAGTGCATTACATCGTGTACACCTGTTTGTAGTAGGTCATCATATATCAATGCAACTATACGTTTAAGAACCAAATGCACATCGCACATGTTCTGTCCACCCATTGACCAACCATTAAAATGATTGTCTGGATACACTTTAGGATCACAGTAATCTTTCATTTGCTCGTACCAGTCATCTGCGTCTGCATGATTCTCACCCTGCAAAACGTTTAAGAACTTACAAGCACCTGTTCTGTGTTTCATCCAATAGTCATTGTTAATGCGTGTTGCTTTGACTGCTTCATCATATGTGCTAATGCCAGTTGCTTTAGCACCTGCTTCTGAACGTGCTACCCAGGCTGGAATATCAAGTACCATGCCATAGTCCATATAAGCGTCCATCCAACGAAGAACTCCGTCACGTTTCTTTTGTGCTTTAGGACAATTAGGATCTTTCCAATCGCCTTCCCAAACACCTTTACCAATTTGGAAACCACCTGAGTCGCCTAGTAGCCAAGTGTTTTCTCTATCTCTGTTTCGAACCATGTCTTCTTTAGGTACTTCTTTAGTAGTATCTAAGTCCGCATGTCCTGCTGAATACAGTGTCCATTTATATGTAAACGCACCTTCGTTTTTATTTAGATAGTTTAAACTCTCAACACCATTTGCAAAGTTGCTTGGAATACGTGCTTTGTCTACGTATTCATCAAAACGTTGTTTACCTACATATGTAGCATAAAAGCCACTAAGTGCAGGTAAAAATGTTGCATAATCATTTTGTGTTGCGGTTAAATCTTTGTTCATATTATAGTCCTAGGATGCCAAATAAGTTAAACCATCCCATTGCTGTTCCAATAATGATTGGCAGTCCTACCATTGTAAAAGCAATAATTAAAAATGCTAAACCTGCGCCTTTATTGTGATACGGTTCGTTTGGGTTACTCATGTTCGCCTCCATAACCACGTGAATTAATTCCGTTATCTTTACGGAATGAACTGGGTCTACGTTTTGCTGTTTCAAATGTTGCTACTGTTACTGCAATAGCACCGAGCAATAGTGTGTGTAATATCATACTAAACACTCCTGCCCACATGCTACCTACAATAATAGCAAACACAATACACCACATCCAGGCAAGCACTTGCATCACCATATGACGTGTTTGTACATCAGGAATAGAACTCAACGGATTGCGAGTATCATCCATTACTAATGTCCAACAGTTGTATATCCAATTCCGCATATTACTTGCTTTGCGCCGGAAGTATGTAGTCGTACTTGACCATACCACTATCTACTGAAATCATCATTGCGCCTTGATCACTAATGCTCATAGTAATGTCGCCATCTAAGTTTAAGATGCTTTGTACTTGTGCTACAGGCCAACTCCAAGTGTGCTGTAATGATCCTTCAACGTCATGTTGGAATACAAACTCACCTGCGTGTGTACTTGCATCACCAAAACTAAATGTTAGGCTACTGTTGTTAGTGCTTACATTAAATGTAGGCTCTTCACTGTGTGCCGCACTCATAAGTTTCATACGTGCAATACTTGCCATGCTTGGTTGGAATGTTACATTCCATGCCGCACCTTTAAACTTAACAGTTTTTAGTTTTTCTTCAATAATTGCTTTGTTCATAAAGCGGTAATCATTTTGGAAGTCGCCTGCCGCATTTTCAAAGTGAATATGTGTAGGAATAACTTCGCCATTTCTATCTGCTGTTACAACGTCAAGTTTAGCATCTTTTTGATACTCAGGATTCTTTAAATGCAATGCTAACTTTTCTAAGTTAGGCATACCAAAAGTGCCTGAAAATTCTGCAACAGGAGTATGTATTGCACCAGATAGAATTACACTTCTATCATCTGCCATACTTTCTACTGAGGTATCTGAGTCGCTTGTTACTTTAACTAGACTCAAAAAACCTAGTGCATGTGTGTGGGCGACAATGTCTTGTAAAATATCTTTCATAAGGGTTCTCCATTTGTAATGTTTATTATATTGCCTTTGTCTTCTTTTGTCAAGAAGTTTTCTATAAAGTATTTAGGTTTCCAACCTAGTCCTTTAATTTTTTCTGTGTTTGCACAAGTAAATTCTCTTTCTCCAGGTGTATTTAGGCGAACGGGAGCCTCTGGTGCAAGGTCTTGAATACGGACAGGAACACCTGTACCGATATCAATTGTACCATTTACTTTTGGTTTTGCTATTAATATATCAATAGCGTCTAACACATCTTGTAAATGCACAAAATCTCTATAATGCCTAGTGGCATATTCTAATGTATCATTGCGTAGTCTTTGAAAGAACATGTTCTTTCTAGGGCAAACATCTGCATACACTGTATGAAAACGCATACCTAGTGTATCCGGATAACGTTCTGCAAGTTCTTCTAAACAATACTTAGAAGCCGCATAAGGGTTTAGATCGGGCTCGTAGGCGCTACTAGAGCTTGCATACAGTATGCGTGTATTAGGGTAAGCATTGAACAAGCGTCTACTTGCTTCAATGTTGTTTAACCAATAACTAGCAGGGTCTTTGATGCTTTCACGTACACCGCTTTTACCTGCTAAGTGTATTACAAGATCTATTTTGCTTTCATGTGGGAATTGGCAATACATTAGATCTTGTTCGGGACCATTTGCAATATCAATTGTGTGTACATAGTGTCCGTGCTTTACTGTTAAACGCTTTAGTAATTCACTTCCTATGAAGCCACTTGATCCTGTAAGTAATATGTTCATTTCTTCTCCGATTCAATTACACTTGCTCGTAAGTTTGAGCTACTGAATCTATGATCTCTATTGTTAAAATATAGTTCTATATCTCGTCTACGGCATATATCTTTACCAGTAAACTCTTTATCTCTATATTCTTCTCCTAGTATTCGTACATTAATTGAGTACAGTTCTAAGATATCTTCTAGATCCTTTTCAGTACCGTAAGGAATAATTTCATCAACATAACTAACAGCCTTGAGCTGTGTGTAACGTTCTACAATAGATTGTACAGGTGAGTTCTTTTCAGGTCGATCATTTGCAGGATCAACTTGTAATCCACAAATAAGATAATCACATTGTGCTTTTGCTTCACGCAACATTTGTACATGACCTGCGTGTAACAGATCAAATGTACTACATGTAAATCCTACTCTACCTGTCATCCCATTTCCTTTAAATTAGATACACATACGGCTTGTTCACCGTTTGGAAAGTATCCGTTTGACCCGCCAACATCTTGTGCCAGTTGCTCTCTAGCATAAAAACAGTCAATCATATTATCGTAACGACCTATTTCTTCTGCTACAGGATGACCATGAAATGTAAGACTAATGTATACTAATACCCATTCCATAACTATTCCTCGTACTGGTCTGCTAATGATCTTAGCATTGCAATTAATTCTTCAATGGTTGTTAAGTCCTGAGCATTCTCAGTATCGACTTCCACTTGTATATTAATTTTCATTTTATTCTCCAAAATCAAACAAACTACTAAATGTGTTGTGTTGCTTTGTATCCTCTAGTGGATAGTTAAGCACACCAATTAAGTTGTCTAGTTTGTTATCAATAATTGTTTCCGCCATTGCTGCATCATCAAATGGTAATTCCTTAAACCAATCAGGAATACGTAATTCATCAGTTGGGTATGCAACACTTGTATACCCTAGCGGATTTTGTTTTAATTTACAAACAATAACTTTCATACCATCAACAATCTCTTGTGAATACTTGTCGCCATTCATACGCTTCAATGTATTCCAGTTAATGCTTGCTCGCACATGACCAGGCATATTAGCCTTGCCTTGTTTCTGTTCTAGTCGACCATAGTGGCCTACTTTATTTGCACGTTTAGGTGAACCTTTTTCCCAACCCGGACGATTGTCAAATTCCTTACGGAATACAGTAATACGTTCGAGTACATCCTTTTGCGGAATATCAGTTAACACCATAAGCAGGATTTCACTTAAGAACTCTTGCATAAACACAGGAGTGTCTGATCTACGTAAGTCCAAGCCCATTGCTTTTACTTTACCAGCTTTGCCATCTGTATCAGTTCTAAAACCTTCGTTGTCAATTACTAATGCCGCATAACGCTTCTTAGTAATATACAATCCAGACTGTGCAATAATTTCACGTCCTGCGGCAATAACATCACTACGTGTCTTGGGACAATGAAAGGCTGTTGCCATAAAGTCGCCAAATGATGTATTTGCTTGTTCACACACTTGATCCATAAGTGTGATACACTTTTCTTTAGTCCATTCAACCTTACCAGCCTCTACGTCATCTTTTAGCATAGGCCATGCACTAAAGTAACAAGAGTCTGTATCACCATAGATCATAGACTCACCTACGTGATCATATTCACCAGTAATAACTTTGTTTACTTCAGCACTCATATGCTTAACAATAGATCTGCCAGTTAGTGTTGTTGACTGTCCAATTCGCTTATCAAAGAATCTACAACCAGGATTAAGAATAGCACCATACAAACTGTTCAAGTTAATTTTCTTAACCAACTGTCGCTTAT